ATGGGATATAGCGATTTTGGACTCAGGATTGGAATTGAGGGCGAACAAGCTTTCCGAAAATCGCTCTCCGAGATCAACCAGTCGTTCAAGGTGCTCGGGAGCGAGATGAACCTCGTCACCTCCCAGTTCGAGAAGCAGGATAAATCAGTCGGCGCGCTGACCGCCCGAAACCAGGTCCTGCGAAAAGAGATCGACGCTCAAAAAGATAAGGTCGAAACCCTCGAGGCCGCGTTGCAGAACGCGGCTTCTTCTTTTGGGGAGAATGATAAGCGCACCCAGGCCTGGCAGATTCAGCTCAACAATGCTAACGCCGCGCTCAACGGTATGGAGCGGGAGCTTGGCGCGAATGAAACAGCGCTTGAAGGTTCCGCCAACGGTCTTGATTCTGCTGGGAAGCAGGCGGACGAATTCGGCAAGGAGATCAAGCAGTCAGCCGATCAGGCAGATGACGCTGGCGGTCGTTTCGATCAGCTTGGCTCGGTCGTCAAAGGGATCGGCGTTGCGCTCGGTGCAGCCATGGTGGCCATCGGTACGGCGGCGGTTGCGGCAGGCAAAGCGCTGGTCGATATGACGATCAATACCGCGGCATATGCGGATGAAATGCTGACGCAAAGTTCCATTACCGGCATGAGCGTGGAACGGCTACAGGCGTATTCCTACGCCGCCGACCTTGTGGATGTTTCGCTGGAGACCATGACCGGCTCCATGGCGAAGAACGTGAAATCCATGTCCAACGCCGCCGGCGGCAGTGAACAATTTGCCAAGGCATACGACCGTTTAGGCGTATCGGTGACCAACGCGGACGGGACGCTTCGAGGCAGCGAGGACGTTTACTGGGATTCCATTGACGCGCTCGGGCAGGTGGCGAACGAAACGGAGCGCGATGCGCTGGCCATGCAGCTCTTCGGCAAGAGCGCGCAGGAGTTAAATCCACTCATCGCACAGGGCAGCGAGGGTATCGCGGCGTTGGCCGATGAAGCCAAGCGTATGGGCGCGGTTTTGAGCGAGGAAACGATCGAGAAGTTCGGCGCGTTCGACGATTCCCTGCAACGGCTCAAGCAAGGATCGGAAGCGGCTCAGAGGGTAATGGGAACGGTTCTTTTACCGCAGCTTCAGACGCTTGCGGACGACGGCGTTTCCCTGCTTGGAGACTTCACCTCAGGACTAGCGGAAGCGGGCGGCGACTTCGATAAGATTACCGTCGTGCTCGGCGAGACGGTCGGCGGGATTGCAAACCTGATTCTCGGTAGCCTGCCGCAATTCGTGCAGGTTGGCATGAGCATCGTGAGCGCGATCGGCGGAGCGTTGGCGGCGAATCTGCCGACGCTGATCTCCGCCGCGTCCGGTATCGTCATGACGTTGCTGCAAGGCGTAATCACTGCTCTGCCACAGTTTACGGACGGCGCGGTGCAGCTGATCACAACGCTCGCGGAGGGGATCGTCGATAACCTGCCCGCGCTGGTTGAAGCAGCGATTCTCATGATTGCGTCGCTGATCTCCGGTATCGGAGAAGCGCTGCCGACGCTGATTCCCGCAATCATCGAGGCGGTGCTGCTGATCTGTGAAACGCTGCTCAATAACATGGACAAGGTTCTTGCGGCTGCATTTTCGATCGTGACGGGTTTAGCAGAGGGGATCATCCGCGCACTGCCGAAGCTGATCGAAGCGTTGCCGAAACTGATCACCGGGATCATCAACTTCATTACACAGAATCTTCCCATGCTCATGACCATGGGCATCCAGCTGACGGTTCAGCTCGCCCTGGGTCTGATCAAGGCACTCCCGCAGTTGATCGCCGCTCTGCCGCAGATCATCTCCGCAATATTGAACGGACTCGGCCAGTCGGTGTCATCCATGGTCGAGATCGGTAAGAATATTGTTAACGGCCTCTGGGAAGGCATCAAGAGCATGGCCTCATGGCTGGCTTCAAAAGTGCGCGATTTCTTCTCTGGTATCGTGAAAAGCGCGAAGAAAGCGCTCGGTATCGCTTCGCCATCCAAAGTGTTCGTTGGGATCGGCGAGAACATGGGCGACAGCGTCGGCGTTGGCTTCACCGGCGCCATGGAGGACGTAAACAAGCAGATCCAAAGCGCGATCCCGACCAGCGTAGATGTGGGCGCGATCGACGTACTGACGAACCTGCCGAACAGCGTCGGCTTCGGTGGCACGAGCGACCTGCTGTCGCAAAAACTGGATGTTTTGATCTCCGAGGTGCGACGGTATCTGCCGCAGCTCGCTGGGATGCAGCTGGTGGCGGATACCGGTGCAACGATCGGCTGGCTTGCGCCGGCCATGGACGACGCGCTCGGCGCGATTCGCAGACGAAAGGAGCGACTGATGTGAGCGATATCCGATTCGGAACCAAATGGGCGCGCGCAGACTACGGCCTGATTGTCGCGCCCTACGCCATCCCCATGCCGGAGCCGCAGACGAACTTTGTGGAGATCCCCGGGCGCGACGGTGCGCTCGATCTGTCGGAGGCGTTTGGCACGGTGCGTTACGCCGATCGGATCATTCCGCTGACGATGTACGCGCGCGCACCGTTTGACGCGGCGATCTCCGCATTCGCGGCGGACGTGCACGGGCGGCGGATGAACGTAATCTTCGACCGCTATCCGACTTATTACTTTGCCGCGCGGGTTACGGTGGAGGATGTGGAACGGCACGCTGGGTATTGCGAACTTTCGCTGGAGTGCAGATCGAAACCATACAAGCTGGAGCACTTCGAGACTACGATTACAGTACTTCCATCGGGCAACGCAACCGTGACGTTGACCAACACGCGCATGCCGGTCGTGCCGACGATCACCGTTTCTGCAGAGATGACGCTGACGTTCACGATTGCAGGAGTGGTTTATACGATTAACCTGTCGGTTGGCTCGCATGTCGTTCCTTCGCTTGTGCTCTTGGAGGGTGTTACGGAGGTTGAAATCACGGGGACAGGTTCGATCACGTTCACCTACCGGAAAGGAGCGCTCTGATGTACCGAATACTCTGCGATTCCTACGTATTATATGACCCGCGTTTGCCAGATCTGTTCGTTCTGGAGCCGGAGCTGAGGCAAAAGAAGAACGAGCAGGGCGAGCTGATGTTCACGATTCCGAAGGAGCATCCGCAATATGGAGCGCTGGAAAAGCTCAAGAGTCGCGTCAGGGTCTATCGGGACGATAACCTAATCTGGGTTGGGCGAGCGATCGAGGACGAGCGCGATCTCTACGAAAATCGCAAGGTGGTCGCGGAGGGCGTCCTGGCGTTTCTATTGGACAGCATCCATCGTCCATTTGCTTTGGATGGTACCGCGGCTGATGTATGGGCGCATATTTTGACCCTTCACAACGTGCAAGTGAATGTGAATCAGCGGCTTAGTATAGGGAACTGCGATATAGCCGACTTGGTCAGCATTACGACAAAGGAATATCTGTCCGCGTGGCAGATTTTGAGAACCAGCCTGCTCGATCCACTCGGCGGCTACCTAATCGTCAGATTTGACGAGAATGAAAATCCGGTTATGGACTATCTCGCCGATGTGTCGGACACCTCGAGCCAGCGGATTGAATTCGGTGAAAACCTGATCGACCTTGTGTTGAGCAAGAACGCGTCCGAGACCTACACCGCTTGCGTTCCGCTCGGCGCAGCGTTGAAGGACATAGACCCGGAATCGGAGAGCGACGCACAGCTGACGATCGAAAGCGTGAACGTTGGGCAGGATTTTCTGATCGATTCCGAGCTCGCCACCGATTATGGGGTAATCTTCGCGCCGTCTGGCTTGACCACATGGGATGAAGTCACCGACGCTTCGATCCTCATGAACAAAGGCCGCGACTGGCTAAGCGGAACAGGCGCGCGATTCAAGCAGACGATCAAGCTTTCGGCGGTCGATCTGCACAATGCCGACGCAAACGTGGAGTCGTTTCGCTTCTTGGATAAGGTGATCGTTTCCTGCGGCACGATCTGCCCGGAAGAGACGTATGTGCTGTCAGAACTGACGATTCCGTTGAATAATCCCGCAAGCACTGGCATCGTACTCGGGGATTCGCGTCCGTCTATGATCGGTGAAGAGATCCGACAGAATGCTTCGGTGAAGAATCGCGTTGCGTCGATCGAATCTGATTATTCGACGCACGGAGAGATCAAGGAAATCGTGCAGGAGCAAATCACCCAGAACACCTCGATCCTGCAATCCGCACAGCAGATTATCATGACCGCTCTGGAAGAATATGTCCGGACGCAGGATTTCATCGCGCTGCAGAATACGGTTCAGACTTCGTTCTCCATCATGGCGGGGACAATCGAGGCGAACTTCACGGAGACGGCAAGCCGTATTTCAACGCTGAACGGCGAAACATCGCAGCAGTTCGAGTCGGTGCGCGGTTTCATACGGCTAATTTCCTCCGGCATTGTGATCGGGAAGAGCACGTCCGCAATCAAGCTAAAGCTGGAGAACGATGTTCTTTACTTCTTCTCCGGCAGCGAGGACAGCGTCACCACCGACAGCGCAATCGCATATTTTTCTTCCGGCAAGCTGTACGTCAACGATGTACAGGTGCTTTCGTCGCTGCGGATTGGCAGCTTTGCCTGGGTGCCCGAGAGCGGCAACCTAAACTTTAAAAAGATCGCGGGGTGATTAAATGGCTAATTGGCCGTATGAGTCGATTCATGACGGATACACGATCGTCAACGGTTCTCTATCTGGAACTGCGGCAAGCAAGGTTTCCTGTTGGCTGGAGTACAAGATCATTTCCCAGTCTGTTGCCAACAACACGTCAACCATCCGGTTCCATGTGTTTCTCGCGACATCTGGGAACACCTCGCAGTTTGATGTTTACTGCAACAATGTCGATTCGAATTCGCGCGGCGCAATGGCCGTGTCGGTCGATGGAAGCTCTGTATATAACCGCGTTGGCAGAGGATTCGCCATCTCGCGGATCCCTTACCGCAACGAGTATATCACGCAGTATCAGGAGCCGTATGATACGGCGTTGGGATACCAATACCTAATGATTCTGACCGACAATGCGAGCTCGGAAAGCGAAGCATATGGCGAATGCACGGTCAGCCACAACTCGGACGGAACAAAGCAGATCACGTTGGCGTTTACAGCGAACTGCACCTATTCCGCTTCGATCGGATCGGCAAACGGCAGCGTGGTCCTATCGTTGCCGGCGATCCCGCGCATTACGACGCCCACCATCTCCGCCGTCACGCTCGGCAGCGCGGCGACGATTACGCTCACACCAGCGTCGAGCGCGTTCCTTCATACCCTGCGGGCGAAATTTGGCTCGCGCGCGGAGACGACGATCGCGGCGCAAACCGCCGCAACAAACATTTCATGGACACCTTCACTGGACGAGGCCAACGCTGCGCCGAATGCGACGAGCGTCGCGGGGGCACTCTATTGCGATACCTACTCCAACGGGGTACTTCTTGGCACAACGCAGTTGAGCATATCCGCCGCGATTCCGGCAAGCGTTGTACCAACCGGCACGCTTTCATTCTCGGAAGCGGAGGCTGCGCTGGTAACACAGTTTGCATGTTATGTGCAGCACAACAGCAAGCTCAACGTCAGCATATCCGCCGCTGGGGTCTACGGCTCATCTATCTCCTCGATCTCGACCACGGTCAACGGCGCGACGTATTCGGGCAACTCCTTTTCGACGAATGAGCTGAGCACGGCTGGAACGAACACGATCCGTGTGACGATTACGGACAGCCGAGGCCGAGCCACGGTGCTAACGGGAACGTTCGAGGTTGTCGCATATGATTCACCTTCCGTGCAATCCGTAACGGTCTTTCGCTGCGATGCGGCCGGCAACGCCAGCAACACCGGCACATACGCTATGGTCGCGGTAACAGGCGCGATCTCCTCTGTGAGCAATAAGAATACGCGCGTACTCAAAATTGGGTATAAGCGCAAGAGCGAAACGTACTATACGGATACAACGTTCGCTCTTGCAAGCTATTCGGTCAACGGCAATTATCGCATCGGCGGAACTCTCTCAAACCAGTATACCTACGATATTCGTGTGACGCTCGGTGACTATTTCGGGGAAGCATATGGGTATATTGATCTGAGTACGGCGGAGGTCATTCTCTCCGTGCGCAGCACTGGTATGGGACTTGCGGTTGGAAAGGTTGCCGAAGAGGATAGCTTCGATGTCGGCTGGCCGGCGCGGTTCCGTGAAAATGTGCAGTTTGACGATAATGTTGTTTTTTCGAGTGTTCTGTGGCTGGCAAACCTGATCTTCCCGGCAGGTAGCATCCGTATGACAGTCTCTGCCGCTGATGCGAGCACATTCCTTGGCGGCACCTGGGTGCGATGGGGGACGGGCCGCGTGCCGGTGGGCGTGAACACCTCGGACGCCAATTTCAACACCGTTGAGAAAACGGGCGGTTCCAGCGCGCAAGCGTTATCCGCGGCGGAAATGCCGTCGCACAACCACTCATTCAGCGGATCCGTAACGGTCAACGCCAACGGCGCGCATGCGCACCAAGCGTCTTCGGGGTCGTATAAGGTCGGTAGTGGATCTGCTTCTACTTATTACTATATGACCAACGGCGGGGCAACCAGCGGACAGACAACCGGCTCAGGCGGGTCGCATGACCATACTGGCTCTGTGTCCGGCTCTATCGGCAATAACGGCAGCGGCACGGCGCACAACAACCTACAGCCCTATATCACCTGCTATTTTTGGAAGAGAACGGCATAGGTAATGGATACAAATAGATTGGGCACACCTTTCAGTATGCCCAAAATAGCGAAAGGCACTCAGCCGGGGGGAAGAGTGCCTTTCTAATTTGCATGGTAAATCTTGTTAGGGATTGGGACATACCGGGTAGGTAGGTTGTGTATACCATGCAAGCTTTGATGTACCTGCATCATAGCAGATTTCTCTCGGAAATACCATGAAGGAATCATGAAATTTTATCTGATTCGAAACGGAGGAAATAATGGATTTTACGCGCAATTTGAAGAAAGGCATGTCTGGCGAGGACGTGCTTTTTTGTAAGCAGAAGCTCTTGGAGCTAGGATTCTACGGAGAGCATATCACGACGGTGACGAGGAAAACATTTGGCGCGGACACGCTGGAAGCCGTAAAACGGTTTCAGGCGCAAGCCGGGCTGACCGTCGACGGGATCATAGGGAAGGAAACGTGGGCGGCGCTGTTTGGCGACACTGCAACGGTATCAGAACCGGTCGCGAAAGGCACGGTATCGGCTAAGGCGAAAGCGGTCTGTGCGCTGGCACTGACGCGGATCGGCGACCTATATGTTTGGGGCGCATCCAGCTTGATGGATCTTTCCAATGCTAAGATCCAAGCGATGGATGAGGAATTCGCGCGTGCGATCACGTTCCGCGATAGCCAGTACAAAGCGGGATTTGCCGACCTCATGGCGCACGACTGCTCTGGCTTTCTTTCCTGGCTTATGCGCGAGACGAACATCTGGGACGATCGTAAGAATTGCGATGGGCTTTGGGCGCTCTGTGGCGCGGTTGCGCGCAATGAACTAATAGCGGGAGACTTCTTGTTCCGAAATAGCACCACGAACGCTGAGGACGAAACGCATGTCGGACTCTATCTGGGCCGCGGCATGGTGATTCACGCGAAAGGGCGCGACGTTGGCGTTGTGGTGGAAGGTATTAATCAGGGCGGCAGCGGTTACTGGCATAAGTGCGGACGCTGCAAGTTGTTATACGTATAAGGAGGAGAAATGCAAATTGAACTATATCGGTGAAATCATATCGGGTGTGTTCGCGCTGCTAGTCGTTTGGCTACAAGTGCGAATGACGCGCGACCGAAAACAGACGGAGAAACGCGCCGCTATTCGCGCAAAAGAATCAAAGCTCGCCATGAAGATGCAGGATGCGAGCCTATCGCTTTCGCTGGCGACCTGTATTGCCGTAGAACGTGGCGAAACGAATGGCGAAATGAAGACCGCGCGGGAGAAAGCGAAAACCGCGCAAGAAGAATATGAAGATTTTGTCCACGAGCTTGCCTCGGAGCAAGCTACATCTATATAAAAGAAGGAGAAACAAACAATGAAAAAGAAACTGATTCTCGTACTGATCGCGCTACTGATGCTCACGCTGCCCGTCTTTGCACTGGCGGATACGGGTGGGACAGTGAACGCAACCGACATCCTGATCGAGAACGCCGTGAACATCGCCGCGGCGTTTTTTATTGCCCTGATAGGCGTGTTCGGTGCGTGGTTGACGGCGAAATTGGGTAAGGCGACTCAGCTCGACACGGTAAACAAGGCGCAGCAAGAGTTGATCAAGCTGGCGCAGATCACGGTCGGCGAGCTAAAACAGACGGTAGTCGATGGCATGAAGGCCGCGAGCAAGGACGGTAAACTGACCAAGGATGAAATCGCTCAGCTCGGTCAACTGCTCTATGAGAAGACCACCGCAAAGCTCTCCACTTCGGCGATGGACGTGCTGACCGCCGCACAGGTCGATATCTCCGCGCTTATTACGGGTACGGCGGAGCACTTGATTAACCAGATGAAGGCAAACTAAATTAAGGAGTGAAAGAGGCTCGGTTGGAGAAATCCGCCCGAGCCTTTTTCTTTACCCATTTTTCGTCAAACTGTCTTTTTATCTCCAGTTAGTAGTGATAACAAAGATTTTTCAGGGAGGAGACACCCGTGACAAACGAACAGCAGTTGAAAATTATGGCTTTGCGCCAACAAGGCTATGGGTATATAAGAATCAGCCAGCAACTTGGCATTTCAGACAATACGGTTCGTTCCTTTTGCCGCAGAAACGAACGCGGAGAAAATACAAAAGCAGCTCTAGTCACCTGCAAACAATGCGGGAAACAGATCAAGGCACTGACCGGGCGCAAACCGCGAAAATTCTGCTCCGATGCTTGTCGGTCATTTTGGTGGAATCATCATCTGGAATGTGTGAACCGAAAGGCGATCTATCAATTCACCTGCCAACATTGTGGCAAGGCTTTCTCGGCATACGGAAATAGAAGCAGGAAATATTGCAGCCAATCTTGCTATATCGCCGACCGAAAAAGGACGTGCTTGCAGTGAAGAATGAATATCGCGCCAATTTAGAACACTACCTTGCTTCCATGTTGCAGGCAAAAAGAATGCTCACGCAAGGGATTATTACGTTGGCTGACTTTGCCCGTGTTGATACTATAATCGCCGAAAAATATGGGATTCCTGCGAACAGTTTATATCGCAAATAGACTTGCTATATCAATCGATTCAACGGTAATATGTCGAACTGGAAGGAGGTGGTAAGATGCCGAGAACCCTGACGATAATCTCAAAACCGCCGAAGCTAGAGCACAAAAAGCGAGTCGCAGCGTATGCCCGAGTCTCCTGCGGCAAGGATGCGATGCTCCGCTCGTTGTCAGCGCAGGTCAGCTACTACAGTAAATTCATTCAATGCCACCCGGAATGGATTTACGTCGGCGTATATGTGGATGAAGCGAAATCCGGCACAAGAGACACGAGAGAAGGCTTTCAGAACCTGATCGCCGATTGCCGCGCCGGAAAAGTTGACATGGTACTGACGAAGTCCATCTCCCGCTTTGCACGCAATACGGTCTCTCTCTTAGAGATCGCTCGTGAATGCAAAGCGCTGGGGGTGGACATTTATTTCGAAGAACAGAATATTCATACGATCAGCGGCGACGGCGAGCTCATGATGACCATCCTCGCGTCATATGCGCAAGAGGAAAGCTTGTCGGCAAGCGAGAATCAGAAATGGCGGATCTTAAAGAACTTTAAAGAGGGAAAACCATGGAGCGGTACCATACACGGATACCAATACGAAAACGGAAAATACGTTATTGTTCCCGAGGAAGCGTCGTTGATTCAGGAAATCTTTCAATGGTACCTGCTAGGGCATGGATATAACGCCATAGCCCAAAGACTGAACGCGGAAGGATCTAGAACACGCAACGACAAGCCTTGGTACCAAAGCACGATCATGGCGATTCTGCGAAACGAAGCTTATACCGGCGATCTACTGCTCCAGAAAACATATCGCGAGAACCATATGACGAAGCGAAAGCGTTTCAATCAGGGTGAGCATCCGATGTTCCGGGTTGAGGAAGCGCATGACGCGATCATCAGCAACGAAACGTTCGATGCTGTTCAAAGAGAGATAGCGCGCCGCGCGAGTGGGTTCAAAAAACCCCCAACCGATAAACCTGTACATCCATTCATTGGAAAGTTAGTTTGCGGCGTATGCGGCGGCATTTTTCATCGGAAAGAATCGCACTCCGGCCCAGTCTGGACTTGCGGCAAATACAATACGTTTGGCAAATCCGCTTGCGCATCTAAGCATATACCTGAAGATGTGCTGATGAACACCACCGCAACGGCTCTCGACCAAGCCGCGTTTAATGAACCGGCTTTTCGCGACAGGGTGGATCGCATCCAAGTCTGCAATGATAACATGTTGATTTATCGCTTCAAAGACGGAACCGAGAGTACAGTGAAATGGAAGGATAAACCCCGCTGCCAAAGTTGGACAGATGAAATGAGAGAAACCGCCCGGCAGAGAACTCTTGAGAGGAATAAACAACAATGCCAAAAGTGACAGTCATACCGCCGACCGTGAACCCGCTGACGCATTTACCGTCAGCGTCTGCGGAAAAGCGCCGTGTCGCTGGCTACGCTCGCGTTTCTACGGATAGCGATGAGCAATTTACCAGCTATGAGGCACAAGTCGATTATTACACAAATTTCATACAATCCAAGCCGGAATGGACGTTCATGAAGGTGTATACCGACGAGGGGATATCTGGTACCAACACAAAAAAGCGCGAGGGCTTCAAAGAAATGGTTACCGACGCGCTTGCCGGCAAGTTCGACCTCATCGTGACGAAGTCGGTTAGTCGTTTTGCCCGTAACACTGTGGATAGCTTGGTTACCATACGGAAATTAAAGGAAAACGGCGTAGAATGCTATTTCGAAAAAGAGGGCATTTACTCTTTTGATGGCAAAGGCGAGTTGCTCATAACGATCATGTCATCGTTGGCGCAGGAAGAAAGCCGATCCATATCCGAAAACGTGACGTGGGGCCAGCGCAAGCGCTTCTCCGATGGGAAGGTTCAGATGCCGTACAAGCGGTTTCTCGGTTACGAAAAGGGAGAGAACGGTCGTCCTGCTATCGTTGAAACTGAAGCTTCTGTTGTCAGGCTCATCTACAGACTATATCTGGACGGGAAAACCGCAGCGGGTATCTGCAAACACCTTGAGCAGCGGAGCATTCCATCGCCGGGTGGGAGCAGTAAATGGAGCAAAACGACGGTTGACAGCATCCTGAGTAATGAAAAGTATAAAGGCGACGCGCTTTTGCAGAAAAAGTTCACAGTGGATTTTCTGCAGAAGAAGATGAAGGCAAATGAAGGCGAAGTACCCCAGTACTATGTGGAAGGCAGCCATCCGGCGATCATAGTGCCGGAAGAATGGGATCAGGTTCAGGCTGAAATCGCTAGGCGGAAACAGCTCGGCAGGGCGTATAGCGGCAAAAGCGTTCTGTCTTCTAAGTTGGTTTGCGCTGATTGCGGTGGATATTATGGCTCCAAAGTATGGCATTCCACGGACCAATACCGCAGGGTAATCTGGCAATGCAACGATAAATTCGAGAAAAAGTGCGGCACACCCGTCCTTGACACCGAAACGATACAGAGCATGTTCATACAGGCATACAACCAGCTGATGGCGAATAAAACGCAGGTCATTGCGGATTGTGAGCTCATGCGTCGTACTTTGACAGATTTGACTGATATTGATGCCGAAATTGCGTGGTTGAGTGAGGAATGCGAGATAGTTGCCGAGCTAGTCAGGTCGTTAGTCAAAGAAAACTCCACGACTGCTCAATCGCAAGAGGAGTATTTGAAAAAATACGATAGCTTGAATAAGCGCTATGAGGATTTAGTTTGCGAACTGGAAAAACAAAAAGAGGAACGAACATCGCGGCAGCAGAAGGACAAAGCGATGTCAAAGTTTATCCAAGCGCTCAAGAAGAATCCGCAGGTTCTTGAAAAATGGGACGACACCATATGGACGGTTATGGTGGAAAAAGGGATCGTTGGCAGGAATGGAGGAATACGGTTTGTGTTTTATAATGGGGTTGAGATTGAGGTTGAGGGTGGATATAGATAA